CCCGCCACTGCTACTTTTCCTGCTTTCTTAGCTACCTTTGCTGCTTTTGCAAGTTTACCTGCTTTTGCAGCACCTTTAGCAGCAACTGCAGCACCTTTTGCTACGGCACCTACTACTGGAGCTTCTGGTATATACTCCTCAACCTTTGCAGTATCAGGACCATCATTAACATCTTCTTTACGACGTTTTTCTTCACACTTCATGCAATCACAATCTTCACCATGATTCTTTTTCTCTTTGAGATCATCCTTTTTAGGATTGATAAGAACTTTAGATTTTTTTTCTGCTAGATATGATTTGAATGATAGCACTACTTTGCCTCCATTCTACGTTTCTTTGCTTGTTTAGCATATAGTCTAGATGATTGCTTCATCTTCTCTATTGCTCTTTCTTTGTTTCCTGCTACTGCTGCCTTACCTCTTTCTACCTCTGCCTTCTTAGAAGCTTTGAGTGCTAGGTCTGCAGATATCTCATCTATCTGCTCTACCTTCTTGTCAGCATATATTTCAGCATATCCGTAGTCTTCTTTCTTGGTGTTAGCAGTATGCTTTGGATTCTTCTTAGGATCTTTCTTATCAAGTCTTCCCATGAAACCCATATCCCTTCTTTGTGCAGTAGAATACTTGTACTTAGGAGTCTTCAAAGGTGTCTTTCCATCTTTCTTGGTAGTGATCTTTGTGTTCGCTTTTCTTTCATGTCCAATACTACCTGTATCACCTACACTCTTAGACTTGACAGGATTACTCTTGTTTCTAGCATATCCGTATGATTTAGAACCACCACCTGTTTGATTACCACTTTGAGTTTCTAGACTTTTGTTTTTATCTGTTGATGCCTGTGATAAATTGTATGCGGCTCTTTCGTTCTTACCAACACCTCCACCACTTTTTCTATTATGTCTTTGTCTACCTAGTCTTTTTGCTTTGTCATAGAACTTAGATGCCATCTTCTCATCTTCTTCTAGTTCCTCTTCTGTCTCAACTTCTTCATTCTTAGGACGACAATCATTGACGAGTTTACCACCTTTCATTTTCATACCCACTTTCTTGTGAGTCTTCCAACATTCTTGGAACTCAATCTCTTCTACTATTTCATTACTATCTGATAATGTGATATCAATATCACCTTCAAAACCTAACTCTTCTAGTAGTGAACCAATCTCTTCCCAGATTGCTTCCTCACTCTTATTACCATAGTTTGCTGCACCTTTCTTACGACATTGAACTAATCTACCTGATGCATATGCACTTGGCCATACCTTAGCACTTGCTTTTACTTTCTTATAGCAAGCATCCTTTTCACCACTACCCTTACCTTTCTTATCTGCTTCATTTAATTCATCTTCATGAGGGATAGTATTACCATCTTTATCTTTTTGATGATGCTCTGACATCTTCTTGTTTGAATGATGACTTGCATCGCCAAATGCAGGATTATTTTTGTACTCTGGTTTTTGTTTCTTCTTCTTTGCTTCTAATTCCTTTGCTCTTTTATCAAGGAAAGCTTTCATTGCACCACCTGGTTTGCCAGTTCCTTTGGTTAAACCATATGCACTGCCTTCTTCTACTTCTTCTACTGATTCTTTCTTGATTGCTTTAGAAATTACTTTCCTTCTATTGAGGAGATATGAATCGGACTTGTCTTTGTCACCATCATTGTCCACATCACCATCTTCTTTACCGACAGCATCTAATTTCTTTTTTGCTTTTTCTTGTATCTCTGCGTATGCATCAGACATATCAGGCAAATCTCTGAAGTTCATTGTCATTTTAGTACTTTCTCCTTTTTATTTATCTTCTTTACAAACTCACCAGGTGTCAATTTCTTAGCATAGTTTGCTAATTCATCAGTTCCTATTTCACCTGCAGGTGTAAAGTTAAAGTATTTTATTTTGTTGATTTCTTGTAGATCTTTTAACCATGAACGATATATTCTATCGGATTCATCTACAAAGATGACGTAGTTGCTACCACGACTCACAACTTTACCACAGATACCTGTGTTTACATTCTCTACAAGGTCTCCTATCTTAAATATGTGACCTTCAAAGTAATGTTCTCTAAGTGCTTGAGGATCTAACTTAGGTGCTATCTCATATAGAGTATAAGATGCATCTTGAAAATCATCAAGATCTTCTTGAACATTCATCGCTTGTCTCAGCGTATTATATAGTTCTTCTTTTCCCTTTCTTCCTAGTTTCTCTGGCATACCTGACACAAATGTGTCATAGTCGTCATCCATAGCTGCCTTACGTAGCTTAGATGCACTCATACCTTCTACACCTTCACCATCTGGATCTCTATCACCTGCAGATGATACCTTTATATCATCAAAATTATATAACTTACCATTATATTTGGTTGCTAGTGAGTTAAATTCACTGACTCTATCTCCACCAACTACTATGTTTACTGAACTATATCCTTCACCATCAAGTGTTGTCAACACATCAAAGATAGTTTTAGTCTCTTCACTATTCTGAATAGCATTTGCATGATCAGGATATGCCTGTTTCATGAACTTGATCTTTGTACCAGGATCTAGTGGATTCTTCTGAGGATCTTGTGATCTACTTGGGTAGATCCTATACTCTCCACCTCCTGATGCTGACTTCACTTTGTTTAGAAGTGCTTCATGTCCAGTAGTAGGGGGATTAAATCTTCCAAAAGTAACAGATATGCTACCTTGATCGACCGTACCCTCGCCTCCTGCAGTTTCTTCTCCTCCATTGGTTGTTCCTCCTGCTAATTCTTTTGCGGTTAACTTTCTAAGTTTACCATCTTGACTCATATGAGTCACCTTACCAGATTGGTCGGCATATTTACCGTATCCAACGTGTTTAAGATTGAGTTTTTCTGCTTCTTGTGCTGCAAAGGATTTTTGAGCCTCTTTTAGGAAAGCACTAAACTTTTTCATTCTTCCAATTTTTACGTAAATTAAAGTTTGCTCTGCTAAAGGTAAGTCTATCTACAATTTTATATGGATTCTTAGAATTAATCACATAACCCTCATGCTTAGAAGGTTCACCATCAATATAACATGTTACATCACCGCTTTCACGGATACCACATTGTAGACGCTGTTTCAGTTGATAGATATAGTGCCATGCCTTGAAGGTATATACACTAACCTCTCCCTTATATTTATCAGGTAACGAATCGTACATTTCTTGAGCGTCAGGAACTCGTCCGTCACGAATAAAACTATTAACATGTTGCTTGATCTTAGGAGCAACTTTTGGATGAGGAGTTTTAGATTTAAAAACAGGTATAAATGACTTCCATTGATCTTTAAAGTTTAATTCTTTCTCTACAAATGCCCATGCATCTGTTGCACTTACACAATAACAAGTAGATGAACTAGCAAGATTAATCCCAATGTGCCCAACAGCATCCGAAGATACTTGTTCATAAAGAGTATGTGGAGCAATGACAATATAGCCAGGGACTGCAGTGGGAAAACGATACTCCAAAGTATTAGGAGTATAAGTAGATGACCCACCGACACCAATCCAGTCAGCTTGAATAATGCTATCGACACGAGGAGCAAAATGAAACAATAACCGAAGAATGTCTGCCACATCCCCTTTGTGATTGGTCTCAATGTCCTGAAAGGTATAGTTGATTTTCGGAATTTTTTTGTTGAAGACACTCTTTGTACCTACGAAGAATTTACCATTGGCAGGATTAGTACCAAATACCACAGCAGGAGCACCATCCCACTTGATACCGACAGTCTTACAAGAGATCATCTCTGTGATCGCTTTAAGTGCAACTCTACGACCATCAAAGATTGTATCTTCTGGGTGTTCGAGGTGTTTGTTTGGCATATCATCCTGTATTATATCCATATTATAACAGGATTTTCCTCCGAATGCGAGTCATAGTAGACAGTTTGCTAACCGCCCACCTTTAAATAACTGCTTGCTGTCATGTAGTCTGTAATGCTATTATCACCAAATATTCTAAACCCCTTAGATGCTGCTTGAGAATATATACTCTTCATTATATTAGTCTTTACTATCTCTTTTATCTGTTTCTGTTTCTTATCAACCACTGATCCAACCTC